CCGCAAATACCCCCACGCCGCCGGATCCGCCAACGCCCACTCCGAAAACACAACACCCGCCGGCGGCGACCCCACCAAGCTGTCGAAATTGTCGCTCCCAACTACATGCAGCATGCTCCCATTCTTGAACCTCACCGCCATGTCCTGATCCCGCGTCGTCTCCCGCAATTCCTTAGGAAATGCCTCGTCCAACCGCCGCTTCCCACTATGCGGATTCACCGCCTCCCATATCGCCTTCCGTCCCTGCGCCGCCTCCGGCAACATGTGCCAGTACGTCCCTACCCGCTGATGCATCGCCACCGCTTCCCAATGCAGCGCTACCTCATCCTTCCCACTCCGCCGATGCCATATCGCCTCCGCACGCTTCCCTCCCCCAGCCAACCAATTCCACAGCCGCCGCTGATACGACCGCGGCTCCCATCCACCCGCCGGCAGTTGTAGCTTCTTCTCTACAACTGCCATGCAGGTCCGCGTCCTGAAAACGCTACCAATGCTACCAAATCCTCAGCTCTGAGATGATCCCGCACCAGCCGGAACCGTCCCCTGACTCGCCTCCCACGCATTCACCGCCGCTACCGCCTTCTCCATCTCCGCTTGTACCAGCGCCGGATCATTCCGCGCCGCCGCTACCCGCTCCAATGCCCCCTTCACCTCCCCTACAACCTTGCTCCCAGCATGACCAACTCCTTCCACCTTCACCCCCTTCACCTCTACACTCACTGCCTCTACCTTCCCTACACCACTCTGCTGTTGCGTCGTCATCGGTTGTGTCTCCTTCTCTATTAACCCTACCAACTTAGTCGTCTTAGATAACCCCTTGGCCAATTTCGCCTTTTTCCGCCGAGGCTTCGCCGGATCACGCCAATCTGCCCTAGCCTTAACCCCTGCCCCACTCACCGCCAAATACCGCTTCCCTGAAACCCCACTCATGGCGATAGGGGCTTCCGGATACGAAACGGCTTTGCCTCGCCCGACATGGGAGGGGGGGAGGGTTTTGGATGGTCGCTTGTCCATGCCAAGCCTATGAACTTGCTAGCCTATTAGGCATACGCCGCTGTCTGGTTGTCCGGTGTCATGTCCCTTAAATGAGCCGGCCGCCGCGAGGGAACTGGGGGTTCGCGAGCCGCGGCGGCCGGCAGGCATGGCGAGGCGTATCGCTATCACACCATGCTGTCCTGTGATTAATAATCAGCAGGTCTCAGCCTGTAATCCTAGGCAATCCGCCATTACTGCAAAGCCGTGTCCGTACCATGTCCGTCGTTTAGGGCGATGGCGCAGGGAAGCCGGGCGTCGGTGCCGCGTTTCCGGCTTGTCGGGAGCGACCCTATCCCTGCGATGCGGGAACGCGGCTGAGCGCGTTTGGTTCGTTGTGGCTAGGGTAGTAGCCGGCTGTCGGAATAAAGCGTTCAGCGGGGTCTGGTGGGGCTTGGAATGGCTCATTTCTTTGGTAGGAAGGTCGGCAGCTCGACGATTTCGTCATCATTGGGTGGGTTGGGCTGGTGGTCGATGACGAGGGCTGGAGGGCGTAGAGCTGCCGATGGGGGATCATCTGGGAGAGGCGGGAACTGGCGGATTTCGACGATTAGTTTGACGTCGTCTTGGATAGTGGCTGGGGCTGGGATTTTGCCATCGAGGCGGTCGGCGATTTCGCGGATGGCGGCGGTTTCACCGGAGGCGGCGTTGATGAGGAGACGCTCGGCGATTTTCTCGAGGGAGTGCTTGGAATGCTTGGAAGCCTTGGCTTTTGAGATAGCGACGCGGAGAGCGGCGAGGAAGGGTTTTTCGGCGCCTCTACCGAGTGGGTTTCCGGATTGACCTGGTTGGAACAAACTTTGCCGGCAACGCTAACTAATTGGATTGATTGAGGAATCAGAAGCCTTTGGCAGGATTATCGGTAGGATGAGCGTCGGAGTAAGCGTCGCCTTCGGAGTATGAGGAGGAGGGGGCACGCTTCAAAGTTGCGTTGAGGGCACGTGGGTTGTTATCGCCGCCAGAGTCGACGAAGTTATCGAAGGAACCGTGGTTAGCGCCTTTAGCGGAGGAGACGGCGCCACAGACGGCGCGGCCAGGGCGAGCGGAGTCATCGGATTGGTTGATGGAGCCTTTTGATCGGATGCTGGTACCCATGATGGTTCCCGGATTTTGGAGGATGGGCTGGCAGCGGGAGGATCCACGCACTGCGATTGGGTTGATGGAAGGACGGTATCGGAGTTTGCCGGTTTGGTCAATGGCGAGGAGATGCTCGCGGATAGTGTCATGGATAGCTGGGGGGTAGTGTTTGGCGAGTGCGTGATTGATGGCTTTGGCGGCGCGGGGATGTGGCGGGATGATGCCAGCTGGGTTAGCGATGGAACGGATGGCGGTCAGGATGGTTATCGGGAGGGCGTATGGGGCATTGTTGAGGTAGATGAGGCTAGTGACGCAGTTAGTTTCGAGGATTTGTGATGGGGTTGCTTGGGCGAATATGTATGGAGGGAAGTAAGGGCGGAGGCTTACCGTATAAGGATACTTATGGCTTATGTGCCAGTACTGTAGGAATAGTGTTGTGATGCCGTTTTGATTGAGGTTATTGTTGGCGGCGGTGGAGCGATTTGGCTGAGCGATGGCGATGAGCCAGGGAATTGGCGGGTTTTCGGGGTTATCGGCGGTCATGACGCGGCTCGGCCGTTGGATTGATTGATGACGACAGTAGCGTAGTAATTCCAAGAGGTTATCGCGTAGTTTTCGGGGAGGGCGCGAGCGCGATTTCGGGCAGGGCGGAGGATGTCGGTGATAGGATGCATGCCGCTGGAAATTAAATCGGCGATTGGTGCAAAGGTTGCGTCGGTTGGCGGGGCGTGAGGCCTGACAGCCTCGGTCAGTTCGCGGCGGAACTCGCCGACGAGGTCGGTAGCGCCGGCTTTGGACGGATAGGCTTCCTTCAACCTTTTTTCGGCAGCTTCAAATTCCTCAATCAGTCCCCCCTCTGAGAGAGACTGGATGTTGTGGTTTCTGGTATCTGGATTCTGGGGTTTATCTTGCCTGTTAATAACGAGCTTAAGAGCGGGATTACCGCCGAGCTTGCCTCGTTCCTGTGCTTTCAAGGTCTTAGCGGCATCGGCTACAATTCGTCTTGAGAAAATTACCCCGTCCTGATTTCGAGAAAAAACGCCGTTTTTTTCCAAAATATTTTGCATTTTTTTGGCAAAAAGCTTTGAGCATCCGACACGGCTCGCGACCTCCTCGAGGCTCCACGGCTTCCCATCGCTGGTTGCCAGATAGCCACGCGGCTCGCATTGTTGCATGTGACAGAGGAGGGCCATCCAGAACGCCCGCGCTTCCCATGGACAGGCTAACACTTTTGAATCGGATAGCCAGTCGCTCGGGTAAAACTTGAACCAAGCCATCTTAGCCATTGTACTTTATACCTGTTCAACCAATAACAATTTCCCGCCGAGTCTACCCATTCCCATCCCTCCCTTTTTGCATCCGCTCGATCTTCTGCACGGCGTGCACAACCGTCGTGTGGTCGCGCTGGAAAAACCGCCCCACGCTCGTCGTGCTGTGCCCGGTCTCCCGGCAGCAGCGCCACATCGCTTCCTGCCGCGCCCGCACCACTGCCTTCTCCCGGCTGGCGCCGCGCACCACCGCAAGCGCCAGGCCGTGCATCGCGGCCACTTCCGCCGTGATCTCCGCCATCGATAAATCACTCGACCATTGCCCGTGATACAGCCGCCGCGGCTGGCGACGTGGCTGCCGGATGAGCTCCCGCCCGCGACGAACATCATCATCGAGCAGCCGGAGGCTCACACCGAAAATGCCGCGCGGCTGCAACCTCTCATGGTGAGCCTTCGTCGAACCACGAAACGCCATGATCAAAGCTCGCCCCGCCGGCGATACGATCGCCGCACGAACATTGTTCACAGTGTGGAAAAATTTCGGGTTGGACAGGTCCGGTCGAACGCCGAATTGCGTCGCCACAGGGATTCACCCTTAGGCCGAAACTTGTCCCGGACCGTCCCCGGACTTGATCCGGGGATCCGGGAAACCGCCTCCCCAGCCTTGGGGAAATCCGGAGCCTAGCACTTCGCCGGCTTACCGTTCAATTGCCCTTGTGGACAATTCGACAAACAATGGCGCATCGTCCGTGATCCGGCGCTCGGCCATCTCGCCATAGGCCGGGTTCAGCTCGATCAGGATGGCGTTGCGCTTAAGGCGGTCGGCGACAAGGCCGGTCGTGCCAGCCCCAGAGAATGGGTCAAGTACCGTGCCGCCTTCCGGGCAGCCGGCGAGAATGCATGGCTCGATCAGGCCGGGCGGGAACGTGGCGAAGTGGGCTTCGCGAAATGATGCACAATTGACTTCCCATACACTCCTCTTATTGCGGTTTTCTGGTTGAATGTAATTCGCGCCTATCACCTCGTTTCCACTAGGCACCCTCCCCATTGCGGTCGCGCGCCGTTTGGTCCCTCGGCAAATTCCTGCCTGATAGCCGGCCCAGGCAGATGGTTCAACAATGGCGTCATGGTCGAAATAGTACCGCTCCCGCTTGCTGAGCAGAAACAGATACTCGTGCGCCTTGGTGCAGCGGTCGGTGACGCTCTCCGGCATCGGGTTCGGCTTCGACCAGATGATGTCCTGCCGCAGCCACCAACCATCAGCCTGTAGGGCGAAGGCGACGCGCCAGGGAATGCCACAGAGATCCTTGGGCTTGAGGCCTAGTTGTGGCATACGATTCGGCGAGGTCATCGCGCCATGCCGGTTATCGCCCTGCGCGCCGCCACCGGGCCGATCGCCGACTTTGCCCGCGCCAGTCGCGTAGTTGTCGCCGAGGTTAAGCCACAGCGTTCCGTCGACCCGCAGCACGCGGCGGACCTCGCGGAACACCGCGACCATCTTCTCGACATACTCGCCGTAGCTTGGCTCAAGCCCGATCTGCCCAGCCACGCCGTAATCACGCAAACCCCAATACGGCGGGCTGGTCACCACACAATGCACGGACTCGTCCGGTAGCGTGCGGAGAACATCGCGGCAATCGCCGATCAGCAATCTAATCGTCATAATTCGCGGGTCAGGGAATGCGTAGCTGGAATGCCGGCCGGGACATCCCTCGCGTCACCCGCCCAGGCACGAACGCCCGCGCCCCATGGCCCGCGCAGTACACGCTGCCGCCAACCACCTCATGGCCACAAAACCGCTGCAGCGCCCCGGACGCCTCGCCAACCGGCCACCGGCAATGCATCGGCTTCAATTGCATGAGGGTTATCCCTGACCCCGTCTCTTGCCATCCTATCCGCTGGCCGGTTGGCGGGATCTCCTGCTGCACTCGTCGCCGTACCCGCGGCCGCGGCGGCAGCCGTACCTTGCCTCGGGCCTTCCATTCCCGAATTCGCTCCGGTTCATCCCGCCGCGTGAACCCGTGCCGGTCGACCACCCCGCTCACCGCGCCCCGGCTGATCCCCAATCGCTCGCCAATCGCCGTCAACGTCAGCCCCGCATCCCACAACTCGCGGACTTCGGCGATCCGCTCCGGCGTCCATTGCCTCCGCTTGGCCATCGTCTCACGCATGGTCATCCGTAATCTGTTCCTTCGCTCCTAATGATCTGGCAATCATCACCTTTATCCAGAATGACGGCTTTGCCCCATAAATCTTTGTAATCCTTGCCTGCACTATCTGCGAATCATCGAGCCAGACAATCTGGTTGAGAGCATCAATCGATTTCAGCAAATTGTCGATGTCGGGTTTGCCCACAGGACGGATTTGCTGCGCCAATGCTCGCTCGCGACGCGCTTTGTTCCATGATCGCGGCACCGCCAACGTGACGATGATCTCAAGCTGCAGCGGCTCCTCGAATGGATGCCGACTGATCATCGCCTGCCGCGCCATCCATCCCAGATCCCGCTCGTAGCGCTTGGTCCGCTCCGGCGTGTATGCATGCCCCGCACGATTGAAACGGGGGCGGCCCTTGGCCCGCGGCAGCCCGGCAAGCTCGATGATCACCGGACTGTCGTCAGCAAGCTCCATCGACCAATCTCTGATCATCTGATTTCTGACCTTCTGTCCCCTGCCAAGAGCCTGCCCTGAGGCTCTCGAAGGGTCATGTCGTTGGGCGTCACCTCGCCGTCCGACCAGCGGTAAATCCGCCGCATCAGCGGCACCGAGGGGTTCGAATGCCCGTTCTCGATGCGCGAAATCTGCGCCGCCGTCACCCCCAACGCCACCGCCGCATCGATCAGAATGATGCCGTGCACCTCGCGATACCGCTTCAGCGGATGCTTCGCTTTCAGCTTGTCCCACCGCTTGTAAGCTGCTTCCATCCGTACATCCTATTACGGCTGGCGAAATTTTTCCAGCACAATCCGTAAATCCCGCTTGACTTCTGTTTGCGCGAGGAGTAAATATAGGCATCGAACAAGGAGAGAGCCAATGACCACCACCCACACCGATCTGAAAACCCGCACCGACGAGCTCCGCCGCCAAGCCTGGGAGCGCGCCCAGACCGACAAGAAGCCAACTCCGGCTCAAATCCTCGCCAACCGCACTTCGACAAGCTCAGTGCAGGCTATCAAAACCAAATGACAAAACAAACCCTCACTCGTGCCCAATGCATCGATGCGCTTCGGCGCATCGACTTCATCCTGCACGACGCGATGGCGTTGCCGCGCGAGACCGTCGACCGGCTCACCGATGTGCTGCGGCCCATCCGCAATTCATTGTATCCATACGATAAGGCCTGGAACACCGATGCGCCCCAACCCGATAACCATCCCGACTGAGTTGCCGGACTTTACCCGCAATTATCTCGCGCAGCTCGATCGCGCGGTTTGCGCCTCACTGCATACCGTGCCACCGCGCCGAAGCCCCGGACTTGATCCGGGGGACCCGCGTGCTTGGGTCGCTGGGCGGATGCATAACCATACCCCGGACGGTACCTGCAAATACATGCTCGACCTATATTTATCGCTTCTCGAAAAAGAGGGTATCTCCTGATGGCGACTGTTGGTAAAAACGACGCAGCACAGAGTGATTGGGATCTCGCCCTCGCCAATCTCGAGCGCGGCATCCAGCGCACGCTCACCCGCGCCCGCGAGCTCAAGGACGATCGCGATCGCTACAGCATCGCCCTCTACAGCATCCTCCTCCTGACCAAGGAGAGCAATGGCGAAACCTCCTTGCGCAGCATCGCCGAAATCGCCGAGAAAGCTCTGTCATGAACGACATGCGGCGCCGGCTCGACGTTACCGCTGCCGCTCGATACTGCGGTATCTCGGTCGCCTATCTCAACAAGTTGCGTGTCACCGGCGAAGGCCCCGTGTTCATAAAACTGGGCCGTCGTGTCGTCTACGACACCGGCGATCTTGATGCCTGGCTCGCAGCCGGCAGCCGGCATTCGACCAACGAGGCCACGTCATGAGTCCTGGTGACATCTATCGCGAGCAGGTCGAGATCATCCGCCGCGCCATCGAATCCTGCGAGGCCGCCCGCTCGCTCTATTCCGCCGAGGCCGAGGTCATCGCCATCGCCGTCCACGAAGCCCTCTCACGCCATGTCTTTGACGCTGCCGTCGCTGCAGATAAGCGCGAATTCTATGCCGCAGTCCATCCTCATCCTGAGGCTCACGAAGGACCTCCCTTGAACATCGATGTCGACGATGACCGCTGATCCTTCGAGAGCCTCAGAACTGCGCAACACCATCTACACGGCCATCCATCAAATGGATCAAGAACTCTCGGAGACTGATCCGTCATTCATGCATGCGGCGCTCGTCGTCGCGGCGCTGACCGAAGGAGCCGATGAAGAGACATTGGCGCGCCTGCTCGGCTACGACACCGAGTTTGTCAATCTCGCCGGAAACCGGCTTCGCTCCTCTGGCATATGGGTTGGCAAGATGACAGCCGCGGAGCACGTTGCGGCTTGGCAGGAAGACGGCGGCGCGATGGCGTTCTGGATGGACATATCGGTAGCCGACGGGACCATGATAATTGCCCAGCACGATAACGAGGGAAAGCCTCTCTACTCTGTGACGGCCTCTGGCAATCGCCGCATCAAACAAATGATTGCCCGGAGCAAGAAGCAGGGAGACGAATGATGACGACACTTCGCGACCAGCTCGTGCGCTCACTTAACAGCATCGACGCCGTGCGCGCCGAGGTAAGCGCCAGCGCGCGCCTGGCCCACATGTTCTCCCGCTCAAGCGTCAATTTCAAACAGCTCATGCGCATCAACCCGGTGCGCTGGCATGACTATGCCGCCGCCGCGATCAAGTCGCGCTCGGATGCCAATTGGTGGCTCAAGCATGCCCGCTACCTGCGTGACCGCTACCTCAAGTCTTAGGGTAGATTGTCTACCCTTATTTTACGTCGACCATGTCGATCCGATAAGTCGGGATTCCTTTCCAGAAACTCGGTAGGCTCGACCTGGCCTTCCGTCAGGTCGAAGATGCGTTGCGCCAAGGCACGGCTTGGCCAGCGTCTGCCATGAACGAGTTCGCTGACATAGTTCTGCGAGGTATATAGCCGTCTGGCGGCCTCAGCCTGGGTAAGGCCGTTATTTCTGAGCCAGCGTCCAAGCTTCATCATTTTTCCTCTTGCGCTAATCACTAAGAGGTATATATTCCTCCTCAGTCTGGATGGCAAGACAAAAGTCGCCAGATCGAACCTAACCCAAACGAAAGAGAGAACCAAACCCATGACAATTAAATTCCCCCAAACCGTCGCCGCCGCCAAGGCGATGGAGCTCGACCAATGGAAGCTTGGCGACGCGCTCCTTAAGGAATGCGGTCTACCAAGCGAGAGCGGTATCAACAACGGCTCATACACCAAGCTCCAGGCAGCGCAAGCCGAACTCGAAGGACATGGCATCGACTACGAATTGAGCACGCTGCGCCGATATCGTGATGTCGCTCATGCTTTCCCGCCTGCGACGCGCGTCGCAGGCACCAGCCATCGGGTCCATCTTGAGTGTTGCACTCCAGACATGCTCAACGCCGTACTGGCAATATGGAAAAAAGAGAAAGGCAACAAGCCGCTCACCAGCGATGCTTGCGCACAATTACGCGCAGAGCTGCATCGGCAGCGAATGAACAAATGGCAGCAGGAATCCAAGGTCGCGCACGATACCGCCAAGGCGAAGCGCGACAAGGCGCAAATCAGCGTACGCGAGGCCAAGACCAAGCACAACACCGAGAGAACGGAGACCAGCAAGGCCGCAGTCGATAGGGCCGAACGTGCAGCGCGTGAAGCAGACAAGGAAGTCGAGGCAACACGACCACCGCCGAAGGGCAATCCTCTGGCTGTGCCGACGCCAGAGAAACTGACTTCGATCGTCTATAGCCTGGAAGTCATCTCGAAGGCCCGACAGGCAGTCAAGCTCGCTGAGCTAATCGAGGAAATGTCGACCCAAACCGACTTGCGACGCCTTGATGACGACGCCCTTGCCGGTGGAATTGAGCAGTCGCTGATCGCCGCCAATAAGTGGCGCGAGATCGCTCAAATGCTCCAGGGACTGACCAGCACCAAAGGGGTGCATCTAGCAGCCGTGGGGACCTAAAAGGAGAACCTGAAAGGAGAAACCATGACATGAAGACTGCCGAACTGCTCGACCTGATCTATCACGCGCTTCCGGCCGTTTCCGGCCAGGAAATCGCCGACCGGATTGGCGTGCCGAGAACCAGCGTCATAGCCGCCATTGGCGTCCTACGAGCCGCTGATCCAGATGTCTATCGCTGGACTATCCCGCATGTCAAACGCGGTCCATCTCTGGACAATCGCTACTTCCCCGTTCTTATCGACCCGGACGGAACAACGGTTGTCCACGATGACTGCGGCGATGCCTTCACCGATGGCTGTATCGGCACGGTGAGAGACATAGCCTCGAAGGCTAGGAACGAGACGACAGCTGCCAAGATGATCGTCTCGCAACTGCCATCAAAGGCAATGAAACGTACTGCTAGATCGGTTGCGCGCGCACTTGAGTACGTTGCCGATCAGATGCACGAACTGGACGAGGCGCTGACCGAACAGCGCCTCGCCAACGGAACTGACAAACCGTAGCTTGCAACACTGCCGTCCTCGCGTTCCAGCGTGAGGGCGGCACCTTCTAGAGATAGGGCAATGCTCACCACTGCACAACTCGCCAAACGCGAAGGCCGGCTCACCGCCTCCCACGTCCGTGTCCTCATGAACGGCACCGCCTATGAGGTCATGGACGCGTGGAAAGAGCTCATCGGCGATCCCGCCTGGCAACCGAAAGACTTCTCGGGTGCCTGGCCGGTCCAGCTCGGCAACGCCACCGAACAGCTTCACCTCGATTGGTACGAGCGCAAGGAAGGCCGCACAGTCTCGCGCCGCGGCGAGGTGGTCATCCATCCCAAGGCCGACTGGGCGTGCTGCACGCTCGACGGCTTCGACGTCTCGCTGCCGGGCCCGATCGAGGCCAAGCACGTTGGCGGCCGCGAGGCACGCTCAACCGTCATCGAGCGCTACCAGCCACAGATCCATTGGCAGATGCTCTGCACCGAAACCAGCGAGGCGGTGCTGTCGATCATCGAGGGCGCCGACGAGCCCGCCATTGAGCGTATCTCATTAGACAAACCGTATGCCGATGCCATGTGGGAACGGGCCGAAATGTTCATGGCCTGTGTGAACGAGCTGCGTCCGCCGGTCATGCTGCCGCAGGTCGCCCCGCCGGTCGAAGCCAAGCTCATCATCGACATGACTGGCTCGAACGAATGGGCCGTCGATGCCACTCGCTGGCTTGATAACATAGCCGGCAAACGACTGGCCGAAGCCAGCGAAAAAGCGCTAAAATCATTAGTGCCCGACGATGCCGCCCGCGCTTTCGGCCATGGTGTTCAGATCATCAGGGATAAGGCCGGCCGCCTCAGTCTCAAGGAAATGACATGAAATCGTGTTGGCCGCCTCAGCCTAAAGGAGATGTCATGAACCAGTTAACGCCTGCGATCCCCGCTCCATCTGCCGGGATCGTGCCCAGCAACATGGCGGAAGCAATCGAGCTCGCCAAGATGATGGCCGGTGCCAAGCTTGTCCCATCTGCCCTGCAGAAAAGCCCATCCGATTGCCTCATGGTCGTCCTGCAGGCAATCAGATGGCAGATGGATCCCTTCGCCGTCGCGCAAGAATGCTCGGTCATCCAAGGCAAGCTCATGCTTTCCGGCAAGCTCGTCGCCGCCGTAATCAACAGCCGTGGCAATCTCGCCGAGCGACTGTCATTCAGCTATTCCGGCAGCAATGACGATCGGATCATCACTGTCAGCGGACGCCTCCAGAGCGAGAGCGAGGCACGCACTGTCAGCGTCAAACTGCGCGATGCCCGCACGACGGCCAATGTGTGGAAGACCCAGCCCGACCAGCAACTGATGTATCACGGCGCCCGCGTCTGGGCTCGTCGCCACGTGCCGGAATTCATGCTTGGTGTCTATTCGCCCGAAGAATTCGACGAAACATCCCAAACGCGCCCCGCGCCCCAGCCGGTGCCTCTCATGCCCGCTCCCGCACCAACCGAAACGGTCGATGCGAAGACCGGCGAGATCCTGCCACCAGCGGCACCACACCAGATTGAACTGCAAATGCAACCGATGGATAAGAACGCACCTATGTGGTCGCAGTTTGCCGCCGACCTCATCAATGCAGTCGAGAGCAGCCCGAGCCTCGAGATTGCCGAGCAATGGTTCGAGCTCAATTCGGACCTGATGAAACAACTCGAGGGCGTTGCACCGAAACTGTTTGCCCGGATGAACGCGCGCATCGGCGAGCACATCCGCTCCCTGACCGTCGCCGCCGAGGAGGCAGAAACATCATGACCACCGCCGTAGATCAGGACATCGATCACCTCCGCGCCAAGCTCGCCGCAGCCGAGGAACAGCTAGCCAAGTCAGTTCCCAAGGGAGACCTTCTTCGTGCCGCAGAGACTGCCATCGCCGCAGCCGTGGCGGCGGAGCGAGAGGCCCTGCGCAATGCCTATTCGCTCGATATCTGTATGAAAATTGCCGGTGCTGGCTTCCTGCAGTGGGCGGGCAAGTCACACAATGCCAAATGGGCGCGAAAGATCGACGGTACGCCTATCCCCAACGATCTTCCGATGGTCATCGCTGAGCAGTTCGCTGACGCGATAAGCGCTCTCATCCGCGCCCGCTCCACCGAAGAAGGATAGCACTTGAACCGGGTAA